ACCTTTACATATTATGCAAAGTCAAAAGTTGGTACCGCAAGTGGACAAGTACTTGTTACTACATACTGCCAGTTAAGAAAAGCAGCATTTTATACAGGTGCAAGTATTGGTGTTCCAACGTTTTCTATAAACAGCCAAGGATCGTCAGGAAGCTTTACAACACAATTATCAGTTGCTGCTGGAAGTACAATTTTACCATTTGACGGTCCTGCACCAGAAATTGGATCCCCATTAGTACACGGAAGTATTACAGCAGGTACACAGGTAACTACTATTATTGATACTAGTGCCGGTGGCGGAACATTCTTAACTTTAACAACTACAGCTAATACACTATCAGGCAATGATACTCTTGAAGTAGACAATATTTCTGGTGTAGTTGTAAATCAAGCAGTTGACCGAGGTGACGGCGTAGCTTCTTATGTACAAACAGTTGGTACTGGAGCAAGCGGAAAAGGCATACAATTTAGCGAAGCTTTTACATCTGATAGGATTGGTAACATTGTAACATACACCAACATTGCAGGTACTAATGTTAGTTTTGCAGGCTCAGGAGCAACATTTAGTATTTCACCATCAGGCGATTCAACTAACGGATATATTTTAAACAGTATATCTGCTGCTGGCACAAATTACGAACAAGGCGATCAAATTAAGATAACAGGAACAGATTTAGGTGGTCAAGCATCAATACATGATGCTACTATATTTGTTGATTCAGTAAACAGTGACGGCGACATTAATACTGCTACTATTACAGGTAATTGTTTTAACGGTTACTTAACATTAGGTGGTGTAAATCATACTGCTTATGGAAATGTAGGCGCTGATGCTAATTTTAATATTACATACTTAAACGGAACATATACCGCAGCAACAATTAATAATGCTGGAACGGGATATGTAATTGGTGAAAGTATTGTAATTCCTGGCAATAGTATACAAGGCACTGGTGCATCTTCTCCGCAGAATGACGTATATTTAACAGTTTCTGGTGTTGGTGCAGGTGGCAATATATTAAGTATAACCAATCTTGTACAAGTACCAGCTAACAGAACCCCAGGAACATATACAGGCGTGGCTAGTACTGGCGGTGGTGGATCAACATATAATATTGTAGTAAGACCTGCAGGCGGCGCAGAAACTATGACAAACTTTAGTGGAGCCGATGCATCAAGAACTATAGGAACATACACTAATGTAACAGGTACTAGTGGAGGCTCCGGCACTGTTGGAACATTTGATATTACTGTTGGCGGTGGTGGCGGAATTACTGGAGTAGTTATAAAAACTTTTGGTTCAGGTCATTCAGCAAGCGACACAATTACTATTGCTGATGCAGTACTAGGCGGTGGCGGCGCAAGTCCATTTACTATGGATATTAATACTATAACAACATCAGGTCAGATCCTAGCAAGTGATATTACAATAGCTACAGCAGGCACAGGAGTTGCTGTAGGAGGAACTATTACTATTGCTGATGCAGTACTAGGCGGCGGCGGTGGAGCAGCAGTAACATTTGATGCTCTTACAGTTGGTGCAGCAGGAGCAGTAAGTAGTGTAACATATACAACTGCAAACGCTCCTCAAAGATCTGATACGTACACAAATGTAGTCTTTACCTCAAATACAGCAAGTGGAGCAGGAGCAACCTTTGCAGTTGAAATTACCGGAGCAAGTTATCAAGTAACTGGTGGAGGTGGTACTAACTATCTAGTAGGAGAAACATTTACAGTAGCTGGAGATGCCTCAGGATTAGGCGGAGCTACTCCGGATAATGATGTAGTAGGTACTATTGCTACAGTTGATGCTACAGGCGCCATTTTAACATACACTACTACAGGAACAGCACTTAATGGAAGAACAGCAGGTGCACTTGGCGGAAATAATAGAATAGGTACAGGTGCAGAATTTACTGTTGAATTATCTGATACTGAATACACTAGTATCGTTGTAGACACTATTGGTGCAGGATATGCCCTGGGGCAACAGTTAGTAATTCCAGGTACTGCATTATATGGTACAAGTCCAGCTAACGATGCAACAGTAACAATTACTGATGTGTCAAGTGCATCTCAAGGTTTTGTTAATAGTGTAACTATTACAGGTACTGCCGCGCAGCCAGCCGGACCGTTTACTGTATCAGGAACTAGCCAACCAAATATTGGTACAAGTGCTACGTTTAGTGTTAGAAGAAACTTTACAGCATACGACAATATTTCAGTTTTTGCAAGTGGAACTAATTATAAAATAGGCGATAGAATTACATTGCCGGGCACTCTGTTTAATAGTGCAAGTCCTCTAAACGATATAGAAATATATGTTAATGCAATTGATGGAGCATCTGGAGCAGTTACTGGAGTAGAGGCAACTTACACTATTGCAAGCCCTGGCACAAACATTGATATAATTTCAACTGTAAGTATATCAGAAGCAACAACTGCACAAATTAACACAAATCAAACCGTAAGTTATGCAGCACTAGCGACTATTAATGTAACATGGAATGCAGCGCACGGACTAGTTCCCGGAGATACATTTATTGTATCTGTAAGTAGTGATGACGAATCTAATAATCATGACTTAGCTGGCGGCAGTTTCTTTGCAACCGAAGTACCTGCTATTACTAGTATAAGGTACCAAGCAAGAGCAGTCGGAGCAATTGATGTGTCCGGTGCTCCACTTAACGGTATAGTATATCCAAGACCAGATAGCTTCTTTGTACACAGACCATATGATGGAGGTGTACAATTAGGAACAGGTGGCCCACAGCACGGCGCACAAGCAATACGTCAAAGTAAAAAGTATATTAGATATCAGTCAGGTAAGGGTATTATGTATACTACTGGTGCGCTATTTGCACCAAGTTATGATCTACAAAGTGTAATATCAGATGGTGTAGAAGTTAACTCGTTAATTACTATTACCACAGACGATAATGATCACGGTGTACAAATTGGCGGAGTAATACGTTTACTTGGTGTTGAAACAGAAGGTTATAACAGCGGTACAGAAACATCTGTAGGAACAGAGTTTGATTATACTGTAGTATCAGTAATAGACGAAAGAAAATTTAGAGTTAGATCAAAACGTAGATTAGGTGCAACAAATGCTGTACTAGGATTTTCAGCACAGATGAGTGTTGTAAGCTGGCACGGCGCTACTGTACGTTCAGGTATTTTTGATGATCAAAATGGTATTTTTTGGGAGTTTGATGGCACACAAATTAGTGCAGTACAGCGTACAGGCACAAAACAAATTGCAGGTACTGTTGCATTAAATGTTGATGAAAATAATATTACAGGAACAAATACACGATTTAGAGACCAGTTAAAAGCTGGTGACAGAATTATTATTAAAGGAATGACGCATGTTGTTAGCCATGTTACTAGTGATACGGCAATGACTGTAACACCTGACTGGCGCGGCGTTATTAATATTACAGGTGCAAAAGTTGCACTAGTAAGTGATAAGAAAGCTAAACAAAGTGAGTTTAACTTAGATAAATTAGATGGTACTGGTCCAAGTGGATATAACATGGACATTGCTAAAATGCAAATGATTGGTATTCAGTACACATGGTATGGTGCTGGATTTATTGATTGGATGGTACGTGGATCAAATGGTAACTTTGTATTTGCACATAGAATGCGTAACTCAAACGTAAACACAGAAGCATTTATGCGATCAGGCAACTTACCTGTACGTTACGAAGTTACTAACGAAGGCCCTCCAGGCAAGCTAAAAGAAGCAATGACTACTTCACAAAATACTATAGTGTTAACTGATAGTAGTTTCTTTCCGTACAACGCTACAGTGTACATTGATAACGAAGTTATGACATATACTGGAAATGACACAACGACTAATACACTAACTGGGGTTACTAGAGCTGCTAATTTAATTACATTCCAAGCAGGAGCATCACGTAGTTACACAGGTGGCGCAGCAGTAACACACCAAGCTAGAACAGGTGTTATTATAATTTCACAAACAATTACACCACTAATTAGTCACTGGGGATCAGCTTTCTTAACAGATGGCGGCTTTGATGAAGATCGAGGATATATCTTTAGTTACTCTGAAACAAGCATTGCTGTTAGTACTACAAAGCAAACAGCGTTTATGATGCGATTGGCACCTAGTGTGTCAAATGCTATTGTAGGTGACTTAGGTGAAAGAGAACTACTAAACAGAGCACAGTTATTGCTTATGGGTCTTGAGGTTACATCAGACAGCGGCACCGGCGGAATTGTTATTGAAGGTGTTCTAAATCCGCAAAACTATCCGCTTAATCCGAGCGATGTTAACTGGTCAGGACTAAGTGGCGTTGCACAAGGCGGCCAGCCTAGCTTTGCTCAAATTGCGTCAGGTGGTGGCGTTACATGGACTGATGGTACATCTGCTACTACAGCTAATATAACTTCAGCAGCAGCTATTACCGGAGTACTTGATAGTGGTAGCTATCAAAGTAGAAATAATAATAGATATCTTTACGTGAGTGCAACTGATTTTAGAGCTACATTTGGTTCAAACGATATGAGTCTTGTTGAAGGTAAAACTATTACAGGGACAAATATCCGATCAAATACTACAATTCAATATGGTTATATAAGCAACAATGATAACTATGGTTACTTTAGGCTTTCTAGAAACTTGAGTGGCAATATTAGTTCTAATACTTCAAATGCGATGACTATTGCGTATAATACTGCACTTGTAAACAAAAACTATGGTTACTTTACTACAGCTAGTGTAGATTCAGCAAATATTATTGTTGGTACGGAAGTTACTGGTATGAACAACGGAGCAACATTCCCTTCCAACACATATATAAGTAATATCAATACTGTAACTTGGGGAGGAAATACGTTTTATCAAGTAGACTTTAACAACTCATACACGGGTACACTAGCACTAAACTCAGGTACAGTTACAGTTAGTTTTTCACAACCGCCATATGCTCAACCAGGAGAAACGGTGTTCTCATTTATTGCTGTTCCAGGAGAACGTTCTACACTAGACCTTAAAGACTTGAAGGAACTAACCAATACACCACTAGGTGGTAGAGGTACATTCCCTAATGGTCCAGACGTGTTAGCTATCAACGTATACAAAGTGGTAGGGTCGGATATTAATTCAAATATTATTATTAAGTGGGGTGAAGCGCAAGCTTAACGATCAAGGTAATTAACAAAATCTAAAAGCGTATCAAATACTTTGGTACGCTTTTTTATTGGTCGATACGTAAATCGTTTGTTAATTAATGCTTCAGTTTCTAACCCATGCCCTGTACGTACTAGTATTGGTATTGCACCAACTTTCATTGCAGCTTTGAGATCAGATATTTTATCACCAACATAGTAACCTTGTGAAAATTTTATATGGCGTTTTTCTTTTTCGCAACGCTTAAACATACCAATATTAGGCTTTGCATACATATCATTTTTTCTACTACTAGAACTATAATATAATGCGTCTATACTCTGGCACCCTGCTTCGCCTAATAGTTCAAACATGTGTATATGTAAATTTTCAACATCGTCTTCTGTAAAAAGACCCTTTTCAATACCGCCTTGGTTTGTAATAATTACAACTTTGTGTCCTAGTTTACGTAGCTTTACAATAGCAGGAATACTACCTTCTATAGGTTTGAAGTCTTTTGATTTATAACAGTATGTGCCAAGATCTTCGTTAATAACGCCGTCTCGATCTAAACCAACTACGCATTTAGGTGCAATCCAATCTGGTCCTCTATCAAATTCGTCACTCCAATTAATATCAATCATTTATTAATTCCGGGTCTAATGATTGGCTGTCGCCTGGTATAAGTCTAAAATTATCTTCTACAGAGTCGGGTGTACTAACTTCTGTAACAGAACTCATAGGTTCTAGTGCTTCTAGTTGGTGTGGTTGTAATGGAGGGTTATGCCAAGTATCGCCTTCTTTTAATTCTTTTTCAAAGACTGTTGCATCCTTTGTATCAATCCAGCGGACTTTAAATCGTCCACTATTTACAAACCAAGATTCGTCCTTTTCGTTATGGAAGTGCATGCTAAACTTTGCACCTACTTTTTCAAATACCATAATCTTCCCACAGTATTTGTCGTTAGTAGCCCAAATAAGTTCGTAGCCCCAACCCTTTTTAATATGTCCATTTAATCTGCTCATTTTATTTCCTCTTGGTGTACATTAAAACTTGATGTTATTCTCTCAACATCACTTTGAAACGGATAAACTTGATGACGTAACGTGGAATCAAATAAATAAATTTCTCCCTCTGTAGGAGTTACTTTTTGTCCAGCTGGTCCACTGCCTATCCACTCTAATTGTCCCGGGCATCTTAGATTAGTTTCTACTATAAATGTTTTAGATTCTCTTTCAATTTCTTTAGGAACTTTTATCATAAGTATTCCGCTAATATTACCAGTATGACAATGTAACGGATTAAATTCATTTTTCTTCATAAAGTTAAACCAAGGTCCTTTTCCAAGATTATACTTTATATTTTCTACATCAAGTACATCATTTCTATATTTTGGTTTAAGAAAAAATTCCTGTAAAGATTGTGTACGGTCATTAAGATGTCTTATATAATTTTTAATATGCGGATCAAGTATAGTAAACATTTGTTTTTGATTTGCATATGTTTGATCACTTGCAAGATATTGCTCTTTGATATTTCCTGCTAATGCATCGCCAACTTTTGATTTGCTAGTTCTTGCATACTCTGCTTGTTCTTTAAAGAAAGATAAATCATTATTAGACAATACTCCTTTGTAGATAAACTCGCCCCACGGATGAATAAAACTATGATTTTCTTCCTTAATTATCATTTATATAATCCGATATACTAATCCAGTCCATGTCTATAACACTATTTAATTTGTCTAAGTTAGCACAGGTGTATTCTTGGTATTGATTTTTAACATTATCCGGAATAGGAATATAATTAATTGCTGCATTATATTTTTTAGCAATAGTTTGTGCTACAGTTTCAAAGCTTTCTGGTACGCCGGTACCAATATTATAAATGTCGCTAGCATCAACACTTAGCATTTTTTCGTGTACTTTACAAATATCCCCAACACATACAAAGTCACGTTTGTAATTTTCGCTATCTTCAAATACATTAATGACATTATCTTGTTGTGCTTGTAGTCTAAACTTTGTATACGGGGATGCTTGATCGCCTTTATTTCCTTCATGGGGCCCATATACATTAAAGTATCTAAATCCTTGTACAAGAATATTAAACTCATCTTTATGCTGTTTTACAAACCTATCAAACAAATATTTACTCCATGCATATGGGCTTTGCGGTTGTAATGGACCGTCTTCTGTAAAATGGGTAGTAGGCCCGTATACACTAGCACTAGAAGCATACTGAAAGTTTACACCATAATTGTCGCATACTTGTAACAGTCGCATACTATACTCAAAGTTTTGATTCATAATGTTATCTACATCAGTATAAGTTGTACTACTAATAGCACCAAGATGTATTACCCAATCGTATGCACTAGGATCAGGAACAGCATTTTCCATAAACTCCCAACCTTCAACTTCGTGCCCTTGGCTTTGTAAGTAGGCGCACATATTTTGTCCAATAAATCCTTTGTATCCTGTAACTAATATTTTCATTTAATATCCTTCTGCCCGATCTTCCCATAGTTCTTGATATTGTTGATCTTTGGGTGTTTTTATTTTTTGCCAAATATCATTGTTTAGGGATGGCATATAATTAAAATTAATAACTACTCTTCGATGTTCGTCTGTACAAGTAGCACCTGCATGAGGAGTACAACTAGGGAATATTAATAATCTATTTTCAATACTTTTAACCTTTGTTCCATCGCTGAAATATGTGTAACCATTAGTAGTATTAACATAGAAAATAGCAGTTAATGCTCCGGGTATCATAATATCTATATGCAATCCAGTCTCAAGTGTTTCAACCGTTCTATGAGTTAAGTTTGCCTTTATTCTGCAAATAGCTTCAGGTTTAAGTATATCCAATATTGGAAAAACACAATTAAACTTTTCCTTTGAAGTTGCAATTAATCCATTTATATGGAATGGATGAATAAATTGACTATTATTATCGCCGGCATGTTGTATACCTTTTCTAAAATACCAATCAAATTGATCATGCAATAAATCTTGTTGTATTGCCTTAAATGTATCTGTAGGAACAGCATTATCAATAATTAAATGATTACTCATTTTATATCCTTTACTAATTGTGTTGTAGAATAACCTTCTATAGTAGGTATTATACGGACTTCTGCTAAATCGTGTCCTACTACAGTTTCTACAGTATAGTCTCCACCTTTAACAATTAAGTTAGGGTGTAAATGCTTAATTAATTCATACGGAGTATCTTCATCAAATATATGTACTTCACTAACCCAAGGCAATATAGCTATTTGTTCTGCACGTCTATGTGCATTGTTTATAGGACGGTCATTACCTTTAAGACGTTTTACACTTGCATCTGAGTTAATACCTACTATAAGTTTGTCACCTAATTTACTTGCTTCTTGCAGTAAATATAAATGTCCTTTATGCAATATATCAAAACATCCATTAGTAAATACAATAGTATCTTCTAAATTGTCTTTTGACAATATATATGTTCCAATATGCTTTACACTTTCTGTTGCACCCTTTGATGCAAGTTCTAAACAGTTCTTAATGTCTTTATTTTGAGTTAATCCATAAACAAATGAGGCAAGAAAACAATCGCCAGCACCCGTAACATCTGAAACTTCTACTTGCTCAGGTATTGTGAAATATGTTGTATTGTCAAACTTTGTTGATACAGCGCCGCTTGCATTAGTTGTAATGATATTACTTTGCCACTTGTCAAATCCAAACTTACTAAACTCACTGTGGTTAGGCTTTACTAGCCAAGCACCTTCGTATGCACTTGCATTGCGTTTAGGATCTACAATTATTTTACAATTAAATTTGTTAATATGTGCAATAATTTCTTTTGCGTTATCTAATACACCTTTGTCGTAGTCACTTAGTATAACATAATCCCATTGGGAGAAGTCACTCTTCAATACATTTCGCAACACTGCATTGCTGTCTGCATCTTTGTCGTTGTCAATTCGTGTAACATAATGTCCGTCACATATAATTCTAGTCTTAATACTTTTAGGTTGCTCGGTTTCTAATAGCGTTACATCTACACCTAAGCTCTTTAAATTTTCGTATACAAGACCTGCACCACCAAGTGTTTCAACTTCGTGAGTATATGTTACTACAGGCACTGGAGCTTCCGGGCTCAAACGAGTCGAAGTACCGTAGATATATTTGTCGACGATTACATCGCCAAAAACTAATACTTTCATAATATTATTATACTATCTTTTAGGTTAGTTGTCAAGTAAATTAATTGTTTGAAAAACAGTTTCCAACTTTGTTAAGTTAATTTTACTTTGTAGAGTATTACGCAATCCGTGATGTAACGGCTTGGGCCACTTAGTAAAACTACACCATGCATAACCGTCATGTTCTTTGTTTAATTTAGGAATAAATTCGTCTTGTACAACACACAAATATGTATGAAATGCAAACTTTTCGTCGTTACTAAGAAAGCTTTCTAAAGGAAGTGTTTTTTTAATTGCAGGAAGTTCACCTATTTCTTCAGTGATTTCACGTTTAAGGCCTTCCCATGGTGTTTCAGCCCCTTCGTTAGTGCCGCCAACTAATCCCCAAACATTAGATTTTTTGCCACCTGATCTATGTAAGAATAAAAATCTATTTGTGTTTAGGGTATAAAATAAGGCACCGCTACATATAATACTTGCATTCATACGAGTATTTAACCAGCGAGCTCTATTCTCCATGAGCCAATTGGATAGTCGCCATCTATACTTAACAACCATTCATTTTCTTTAAATCTATACTGCGTCTGCGTATTAAGATTAGTAACATATGTTGTTGTAGTGATTGCAGAAGCATCAAATATAATATTCCATGTTGCTCCGTCCCATTCAACGATGTCATTAATACTAGCTACAAGACCAGTAGTGCCATTGCTATTTGCCCATGCAGCAGGAATGTTATTTGCTCCAGCATCACCAACATCATCTAATAACAGCAATCGTAATCCGGATACTTTTATAGCTGTAGGGTCGTAATTAGTAGGGTCTATAATATAATCTACTGTTGTTCTTGCTCCGGTGCTACTTGTAATAACAGTGTCTGCTGGAAAAGTGTCAGTGTCATAATCAATAGAAATTTGTCCTTCGTCTAATGGATTAAGCGCAAATGTACCCGTAACAGTCTTGTCGTTATCGTTACTAGTAAGATATATTCTACTAACTCCTGCCGCGTATACATTTGGTAGTAGTCCAAAGATTTCTCTCCAATTTTTAACACCAACAATACCATTGGCAACTAATTGTGCAATTCCTTGATTTACGTATACTACATACTGTCCAAAATTAACGTTAGCAGAGTGTCCTCCAGCTAATGAATCAATCCTTGTGCCTCTAGAATCAGTTGAAGTTCCGGGCTTAGAAGTATCATCGTATGCATTAAGTTGAGGTTTAGAAATGCCGCCTTCAATAGTTCCGTTTTGCTCATCAAACATACTAGTTATAATGTTTGTAATAACACCCATTTTACGTACTTTAGTAGGCGGACTAATATAGATAGGCACACTAAAACTTAAAGTAGCAATATCGATTTCAGTATCAACGCCAACTGGGACACTTCTGCTACTCCATTGTACATTTTCAAGATGAACAGCAGTTATACTAGTCCAATCAACAAAATTATCTGTAGTTTGCATTTCTAAACTAGGATTAAATAGTACTAATATTTGTTCTAATATCTGCAACTTTTGATCAGTATTACTTGACCATATATCAGCGTTAACTCTCATTAAGTATGGTGTAGGAATTAATCTCTCGACAGTATATGCTTTACCTGCAGTATTAAGATATTCTTTATTAATTTCATCGTATTGTCGTTCACGAATATTAACTTTTCTAGTATATGTAGCATCAGTAAGCCGATCTTTGTCTAGTTCTAGCCCGGTAAGATACACACTAATTCTAGGAGCACTAGGTAATTTATTTTCAGAGTTTTCCCTAATAATATTAGCTACTTGCCGTGTCATGTCACCGTACATAACAGGAACATCTTTTGTATCGCCATCACCATCAATTACAGGAAAGTTACTGAGTATACGCATCATTTGCGTAGTGTAACGTCTAATTTGGCCATCATAAAAATGTTGCATTAGTTATCCTTTTTTGGTCTAAGTGCTTTAGACAAGCTTTGACGTTCTGGCACATTCTCACCGCCAATTACACTTGAGTTTGTATTGTTAGTAAACGACGATTTAAGAGTTTGTTTTTCTAAAGTATTGCTTAGTGTCATTCTAACATCATCGTTTTGTTTCACCCATCTATTCCCATCATATTTAAACATTCGGTTTGGTAAAAAGTCTGTACGTAAAAAATAATCGCCATTATGGTTATCTAATGGAAACGCAATACCAAATCCAAACGGCGCACCATTTGGAGCAACATCGCCTGTACCAACTAAGTATCCGGTATATCCCTCTCTATCAGGTCTATCACTAACTTCGTCAGCTGTAACATTAATCCCAGAAGCATCTACATCGTCTTGATCAGCTGTTTGTAATGCAACAGTGCCGTCTGGATTTTTAGCTACTGTATAATAGTGACTAATATCAAAGCCGCTTTTAGGAGCATCTACTTCCGCTTGTGCAACTACTGCTCTGTTTATTTGCATTTCTTTTTCGTATGTTGATAATACATCTCTTAGTGTATTACTTGAATTTTCACTTGCAGGCAAGTCAAGTATTTCTTTGTATTCTTGACCGTCATATATCTGTTTAAGTTTTAGTCTATATAAGTGAGGAAACCAAGTTTGACTAAATCCTTCTGCTGCACGATTAACATCTTCTACAACGTAAAAGCGTTTAAGTGCAGTATCATAATCGTTTAATGCATATTCGTCTGTTAAGTGTGGCAACTCAATAACATCGCCGCTCATAATTTTTCGACCAAGTGTTTTTACACTACTGTTTATATGTATAGTCATAAACAGTGTATCATTACTTAAGAATAATCCAAACTGTGATAAGTCAAAATCAATATCTTGAACACTATATACAGCTCGCATTGTGTAAACATCAGCATCATATTTTCTATCTCTATTTTCTAGGAATAATAAATCTTGGATGTTAGTTTCTTTTACTGCATCATAATGAGGCTGGTCAGCAGTGGCGTCACTCGTAGCAGGATTTTTAGCACCCAGGTACTTGTGTATGTTAATATCAGTTCCGCCGATAGTGAACATTTCCTGGATTTGTCTATCTAGGAAATGATAATCATTACCGCGTTCTGGTTTATATAAAGACAGTCTTGGCATATACATATTTATCGTTAAGATAAATACTATGTGGAGAGTAAAGAATGACAGAACTAGCAACAGCGAAACAAACCGTATTCGACTATGTAAATGTATCTCTTGGCGGAGGTATGGTTGATGTTGAATTAGATCCTATTCATTACGAAACAGCATTAAATAAAGCATTAGGTAAGTTCAGGCAAAGAAGCGATAATAGTGTAGAAGAATCCTATTTGTTTTTAACTACAGTAAAAGATCAAAACGAATATACATTGCCAAACGAAGTAATTGAAGTTCGTAAACTATATAGGCGCTCAATAGGTTCACGAAATGGTGGCGGCAGCGGCGGCTCAACATTTGAACCGTTTAACATGGCATACACTAATACATATTTGTTATCAGGTTCTAAAATGGGCGGATTGGCAACATATGATATGTTTGCACAGCATCAAGAATTAGTTGGAAGAATGTTTGGTAGTTTTATTGAATTTAAATGGAACACCACTACCAAAAAACTAACACTATTGCAGCGTCCAGCTGAAGGTGAAAACATCTTGCTGTATGCATATAATTATAGACCCGATGAGCAGTTACTAGCAGACTATCTAGCTGCCCAATGGATTAAAGACTATACTTTAGCGTCATGTAAGTATATGCTAGGTGAAGCACGTTCAAAGTTTGCTACTATTGCAGGCCCCGCAGGCGGAAGTACA